GTCTAGCTTTAGAACTGGTAGTGATGATTGAACTGGGTTGACCAGTATAATCAACTATCTCAGAAATTGCAAGTTCAACATCTGTCAACCAAGCGTAAACATTAACTACAACTTCAGGAATAGTAGCTGCGTTAGTTTGTCTTAATTGAGTAATATCGATTATATGAGTGATACACGGTCGTTCCCACTCATATGAATACCATTGATTAGTGTGTAAGTAAGGATACTTCCAAAATAACGGAATGGTAAACGTGCAACTATCTTTAGTAGCTAAATCTAAAACTCGATGTTCAGCATTAAATCCTCTGACAACATCGGCATCAAGATGCTGACCATACTCATTGTAAACTAAAAGTTTACCATAAGTATACGCATTACAAGAAGTAGTAATACGCAAATTTAAAGTTCCTTTGATAAATCTAAAATGTTGGATTTTGTCTATTACGTAGGGGTTTCGTAGAATTGAGTCCCAAGGGGCTACTTCTACATTAAAACTCCCAGCCTTAACAGATGCGATCAACAAAGGTCTTTCTAAGAACTTTTTAATCGTTTGATCATCTTGAACACCAAAATTATCCTTAGAGGGTGTAATGGCATAGGTTCCTGCATCTGGCATTGGTTGCTCAGATACAAATTGCTCTTCGACAACGGATGTGTCGGAGTTTGTTAATTCATTGTTCATGACGCATGAATTCTCGGATATACAAATTACGTCATTCGGTACATCCAAAGCTTAGTGATAGGCCCTACTAGCCAACTCATTTGAGTTACGATAGAGATCGTGTAGTTAAGAGGTAGTTCGCGCTGCTGCTACTCACTGGCAGACAGTAGCATTTTGTAAACAGCGTAATCGAACTACTCAATTTTTGATTACATATCCTTCGTGAATAACCCATCATCGCCTCGAGCGAGTAGATCATCATAAGAAGGAATATCGTAATCGGGTCTCCAACTGGCGGGAAGTCGGAGGATTGCACCTTTCAGTTTTTCAGTTTCTGATGCATAGATATCTCTTCCG